AGAATCTTGTGGGCCCAAACCAACAATAACACCTACATATTTGGGTGCTCCAGAAGTAGTGCCACCAGCTTCTATGTTTCTTATAGTTTTCGAAAAATTCGAATTTGTCGTTCCATTTTTGTCATTTTTGTCAGCATTTGCATGTGCAGTACCAGAAACATGCATGTCAATGACGTTTCCATAAGTTTCCCCAAGCCAGTACATCTCCGTAGTATCTGTAATAGTGCTATTAATTTTTGTTGGACTAGTATTAAAAACTTTACGAATATATAAATCAGAATTTGGATCGAAGTCAAATACCACTGTCTTTTTGTCGATATCGGTGCCGGAACCGGTTTGTACGCTCATAACGCATCGGGGGCCAGAAGATCCTGCTGAACCGCGTGTGTCTATAAGGGTTCCCAAAGCAGCGGCCTCACCGTTCGTCGTAATACCGCGAACAGTACCCGAGGGGGCGAGATAAGAACCACTATTGCAGTAGAAAATGGCCGCCAGGGTACCAGAAATTGGCGAGACAAGGGGGAAACTCGAAGGAGTACCCTCGGATTCTTTTGTGGTTGCGCTGCTGGAGGCGATCAAGAAAAGACCCCATGCGCCGGCGCCAGTTGCGCCGTTAAAAGCGTCAGTGGCCCAGCCAGAGGCACCATGTGTCTTAGATGCCGCTGAAGAGTCTTTTTGAGAGCCAAGCACGCGGACGAATGTTAGTGGCGAGTTGTTTCTCAGGTAGGCCTGGGCCGCGTATGCAGCATATGTCGGTGAGGAGTAGTTTCCATCTCGCCAGACATCGCCACCTCGACCACCAGGTATGGGATTTCCAAAAATCTCAACAAATTCTTCATAATTTCTGACCTGTATTGGTCGAAAGCCCGGACCTTTTTCAGATCTGCCGATAATGACGGGTCCTCGTGGCGCCGGGGTTGCTGGCAATTCAGATTGGTCAACCTCGTTAATAAAAACGCCAGGGGAAACGAAACGAAATCTACTTACAGACATTACTTAATTCTCCTATATCATCAACGGATTCATATTTTGATGCTATTATAAATAGTAGTGATTAGTCCAAAAAGGAACTTAATATATTAAATGCCTTTATAAAAACTTTCGCTGATGCAAGCGAATCGCAAATCCATCACAAAAGCATTTTAAAAAGAAGTTTTAATCCTCGAACGAGGCGCCTGATTTCGTAACAATAAAATCTATCGCAATGAATTCAATTGCCCGAGCCGGCTTTAAGAATATCTTAGCATATAATATGTTTCTATCGATAAGGTCAGGAGTAGTTGTTGTCTTATCCAACACCACCTTATAATCAGAAAGACCAAATCTAGTTTTGACATCTCTAAGGAATGGCTCAACCTTGCCTAAAAACCTCTTCCAAGTCACATCTACATTTGGGTCAAATAAGACACCATTTGCAAAAACAGAGATCTCTTTCTTAAGGAAAATCAGCAAACGTCGCACGTTAATTCTATCTAAAGCTGATGGTGTAAGCTGCATAGTCTTTTGGCCAAACACCACGGTACCTTCGCGAGTAAACGTAGCAATGGGGTTAATTCTTACTTCATAAAGGTCATCTCTGTCTTGTGAGTTGAGCTTGGCGCTAGCCTTAATAACAGGCAAGCCTGCATGGCCGTTGGTGAGCCTAGCTCGATTAAAGCCTGCAGGAGCAAACCACAATTCAGATTTTGCAGCAGATCTAGCCATAGTACCAAGAGCAGCCACCGAAGGTGGAACCCAAACAAACTGATTGGTTCTCTGGTCTCTAACTTGTACAAACGGGAAATAAGCACAGCCATAGCTTGAATCAGTCGATCTTTCGCTCATACTTGCAACAGCTTCCTTCACGCTAGGCCGTAGTGGGTAACCCCCGGCAACCGTACCTTCGTGCAATGGCCTGTAATCGTGCTGTAAATCAACAACAGCCAGGGCATCGGCTCTTTTCTCACATAAATCAATTAAATTATCCGTTAGTGCAGGTACCGTAATACCAGGCATGGCGGCTAAATTGAAATCAGTAATTTCTGGGTCTCTTATTACATCAAGCGCTTTTTGAATTGAATGCACCGCATAATTGGTTTCTTCAGTCGTGCCGCCTGCAGGGCCGGCGCTGTCGTCAAGATACGTATTTCTAAACGGGTCTTTTTCAGTTATGTCCAAACCGTCGAAACCACCATGCATAACAGTAGTAAATTTGCTGATCTTCTGAGTATTGACCAACTCTCTGGCACTACCAGATGCTGCCGTAAAAGAAGAAGAATTAGCGCGAGCACCAGGGTCATATACCCATACCGTACCTGATTTATATACGTCATCCAGCGTGAATGTCCACATATGTTCGGTGGCTGGTGCGTATATACCACTAGATCCAAGATTCTTTGCAAAACTACTTAAACCCGAAGGTAGTGCTTTCAAAATATCCCAAGTGCTTCTTTCAAATCTAGTTGTCGCTGTCGTAGACTGTGCGAGATCAACACCAAAATAAGCATCTCTAGGGTCTGTAAATCCCATTTGGCTTGAACTATTAATCAAAGGAATGGCTGGAAATTGAACATAAGCGAAGTAGTTGTGACCATTAGTAGATGTGCTGCCGGTGGCGTCGAGGGTGCCCGAGCCAATACATATGCTTACGCCAGCACTACTGCTAAAAACAGGCGGGTGGTTAAGCCCAGCCAAATTAAAGCCTGTGTTAAGATCATCAGAATCATCATTATAGATGTGATGACCGCCCTGCGAGGGGCCACCGCCGCCGACGATGCCGATGCCGCCGGCAACAATATGATCATCGTCGAGTTTTCGCGTCGTTGTTCCACCATCTTGGCCGTCCCTAAAGCCAACCAAGATAATATCAGTGGAATCCGATGTCGACATGGTATTATTACCAGCCGTGCCGGCCACATCCTGCGTGAGTATGAGAGTATCGCCACTAGTGGTTGCTGTTATTTTATCAACATGGGGGCAGCTAGCATTATCAAAAATCTCTTGTACTTTACTGGCAACAGCAATTCCATTGGACAATCCTTGAATGCCAACTGTGACTGCGCTGGTCGAGAAAGTCGAGGATCCAAAAGCAACATCGTCATCAAGTGTATAAACAACCTGTGTGTCGTCAGTTGATTTGACTGTGAACGTCTCGTCATCGTAATCCGCCATCGTGTCGCTCTCAAACTTTACCGTTCCCACGGCCTTGATGGCGACTTTATATGAATTGGAATCTTTTAATATTGCAGCGTTTGTCCTGGCTGCAGCAGAACCGCTGATGGCGAAGGCAGCGTGCCTAAGAGGGCCCTTGATACCAAATGGTACCAAGATTGGATCAGCAAGACCTTGTTTAACATCATCAGATAAAACAACACGAATCAAGCTTGAAACATTTGCATAATCACCATAATCTTCAAATCTACGAGTTGTGGTGTTGTAAGAGACGTAAGCATCACCAAGACGGCGTGCAATGAAATTTGCAGAATTGGGATTTAAATTTAGATTCGCATATGATTCTAAAACAACCGGATTTGTATCATTATCAGTAAGCTTTCTCACTTCAAGACCAAATGTGGGGTAAGCATCACCAGCAGCTTCCTCTTGTGCAGTTGGCATGCGAAGATCTGTGATGGAAATCTTAAGATTTCTCTGCTCCCATTCACCACTTGCGTTTAAGGCTACAATTTTAAACAGTTCTGTCGTATCTGTTTCTGGATTGAATGCGGAGTCTATATCTCCTTGGTCTTGACTAATAAAATAGCCTGTTTCGGCGGCGATTGGCGTATCCCCACTGTTAAGAGCAAGGTAGTTGCCCGCGTCGGCGCTTGCGCCCTTCAAAGGCAGCATGAGCATGTGTGCGTGGTTGGATCCAACCATATCATTAACTGCTCGCTCATAGGATTGTCCGAGCCAGTATGTTTCTAAATTATCCGTAATATTACTGTTAACTTTTTGCGGATTTGTGTTGAAAACTTTCCTAATATATTGATCAGAGTTTTGATTAAAATTAAAAACCTTTCTTATTGTGTTTGTTCCGCCGTCGCCAGAACCTGTTTCCAGGTTTATTACGCAGGTAGGGCCGGCACCTTGGGTCTTTAATAGAGTACCGATTGCGGCGCCTTCTGGGCCATTGGTACTGAGATGTCCTCGAACATTTCCAGATGGTGCCAAGTACGTGCCACTCATACAATAAAAAATGGCAGCTAAAGTACCACTAACAGCTTCAGAAGGAATGTTAGTAGCGCCGCTGCTTGAGTTAATTAAGAACAAGCCCCAGGCGCCAGCGCCTGAACCGCTATTATAACTATCGGTGGCCCAGCCAGAGGCGCCAAGCGCTTTGGAAGCCGCCGAAGAGTCCTTTTGTGAGCCAAGTAAGCGAACAAATGTCAATGGTGAGTTGTTTTTTAAATAAGCCTCTGCTGCATATGCTCCATAAGTTGGAGAAGAGTAGTTTCCGTTGCGCCAGACGTCACCGCCTTTATTGCCAGGGATTGGATTGCCGAATACTTTAACAAATTCTTCGTAATCATTAACTTTGATTGGTCGATAGGCAGGGCCTTTTTCTGATCTGCCAATAATGACAGGACCTCGGGGGGATGGAATGGTTGCCAACTGTGATTCGTCAACCTCGTTGACAAAAACACCAGGTGACACGAAGCGAAACTTACTTGCAGACATTAATACTTACCTCATAATTTTTAGAGCCATATAAATTGGTGCTAATATAAATAGTAACGATTAAAACAAAAAGAAGGTTATTCAATCATTTGTCTCGGTAGAAACCTTCCTTAAATCCACCCTTGCCTGTAGTGTTGGGTTCGCCAGAAATAACTCGCTCGCGAGGAAACACAAATTCAACAAAATTCTCCCTTTTTACGATCTTTGGTCGATTATCATTAGTGTCACCACCAATAATGTACCCCAATACATTTAGATTCATTTTTGTCTTATATTCTCGTTCTTTCTCCTCTAGAGAATCAATGGTGTTGGTAAAACTATAATTAACATCCAAGAAAGATTCGAACGCATGACCATCGTGACCCACTGTGAAATAGTTAGCCGCGGCAGTCTCAGAAATTATCGGCGTCATAATTTCATTCATTTGCTGCTGATACTCGGTCATTATGTTGATTGTATACTCTGTTTGCAGGTACATAGGGATTGGAATGCTTATCGTCTCGTAAACAACCTTCTTATTCCTTCTAGGAAAGTTTCTATCTCCTCGCGGATATAAGATCTGTCCAGTATCTTCATCTTTACTGGTATCTATGGAGCCCGATGGCCAATGAAGTTGATGTTTCCTAAATGCCTCAACGGTTGCAAATTCACTAGATTTTTTTTGATTAATCCTTCTAGCGATTGTCATTGTGCCACCCTTTAGGGCGCGCATTCTGTCGACCAAACCAAAAACCTGTCCTCTTTTCTTGTGATCTTTCTTAATACCAGTCCTCTCAATGGTTATAACAGGATAAATAACAGAGCCGGCCGAATCTCTGTCTTCCTTGTCTTTTCTAAAGTACGCTCTCTCGGGACTGGTCCAAACAATTGGGACCTTGTTCCACCCCTTATTGGTTGTACAAAAAATATTTAAGTTTTCATTAAAAAATCTATGGACGGCATAATCAATTGTTTCAATAGTTGACGGCATTAAAATTTGCTCTTCAACCTTCAGTGTGGGATCCCTATTTTTACTCGGGGGAGAGAAAAAAGGATCTTGATGGCGCTGGGCCGAGGAAGCTCCGGCAGTCGTGGGGACACCTGGGTTTTTAGTCGATGGTTTTGCACCGGCTGCGGCGCCGACTGTATCACCAGCAATCATCTCGTTTGGATTTACGACGTCTGTGTAAGAATATTCTGGTTTTTTAGGTGGCATCGAATAAGCCCTCTCTAGATCTAATACATTTAGCTGTGATTTCCATCTTATGTTCAACTTGCCCAAACATGAGTTTGGGCTCGTTCAACGTAGCTATTTCGTAAAATATTTTACCAAACAAAACAAAATCACCCTCTCTAACAAATAAATCTTGATCCTCAGTCAACCTTCTTTTGTGAAAATGAATCATTACGCTACTTTCTTTGTCGATACCATAATTGCTGGTCTTCGTTTTAAGCCCTTCCCACTCGACCATGGCGTATACACGAATAGGAGGCAGAAACACCTTCTCTATGGCCTCTTTATAAAGCGGGTGATAATCAGTGTTGAAAGTGTCAATTGGGTAATACACTATTTGCTGGCCTATAACCCTTTCGACAAGTTCATCATTAACTTGCTTAACAAGATCCCTCTCTTTTTTGTTAAAAAACAAAGGCGGGGGTGGCTGCTTTGGTTGTTCCCACTTATTTTGACGTGCAGACATATATTATTACCCCACAAAAATGCCTTGAGGAATTGTATTCATCAAATCATTAACATTTTTAGTCATGCCGGCTTGTGTTTCGGATATTTTTGAATATGTTAACTCGTCTAGAACTGTTTTTAACTCCTCTCTTAGCTTTTCCTTCTCCTCTTTAGCTTGATTAAGTAAATCTGATGCATTTAAGGTCACGGAGGCGCCGGGAATGGGAATTGCACCAAATTTTCCACGAACATGAGCCAGCATTTCTTTTGAAACCGCCAGAGCGTAGCGTCTAATCCACTGTTTACCAATTGAATTTATATTTTTATAGGGAATATTGCCAAAAGGCAGCGAATTCATGTTATTCACGCCTTCAACACCACTTCTGCGGTCAGTACCACTCTCCTCAAATGGATCTTGTTTAACAGTAAACTCAATCCAGATCGATCTGTTTAAAAGAGTTGATGGTCGTGGGAAAATTCTTAGCTTATTGTTCTTAATTTCGTAAGAATAGTGGGAATTTCTAGTATATATGGCGTCTTCATAGGCCATGGCCTGGAGCTTGTTCTGCCATGCCGGAACTATGTCAAATGTGGAGTCATCTGCGTACATGCCGTAAGTAGATAAATTACCAACTGAATTCAATCCGCCATAGTATCCATAAAACCTCCACATTGCATGCGGTGTTTTAAAATATACTCTCCTGACAAGTATTCTGTTGTTGCCAACTTTGTCTGCAAAGTCAATACCAGAATTGGTCGCCGAACTGGATATAATACTTTGAAGATCATAATCCTGCTGGCTACCAGACGTCTCAATTGAGGCAGAATATATCATTTCTGTGCCGCCGAGACCAATCTCTGTTGCGGTTTTGTCTCCAACCTGTCTAGCATAGCCAATGTCAAACTTTGGAAATCTTAGAGCTAAGTTCTTCTCAACAAAATGATGAGGATCATCTTCGCTAGCTGTTGTCGAACCACTTACATTGCCATATTGATCAAAAGAGCCCGTGGTAGTGCCAAGGGCCGAGCCAATTGCGTTTTTAGCTTGATGTATATTAACAAGATAAGAATATTCCAAAACTGCCTCTTCATAGGCAGAATATATGTTCCTATCAGTTAGCTCAACATCAAGCACGTCGCCGGCGAGCTTTTTATATGTATAAGCCACCTGATCTACGGCGCCTGAGATGAAATTTACATCGTAATATGTTGAGTTGTTGGTGTCAGCATAAAAGCCAAAAGCATAGGATCCGGCTTCCATTGCCCTAGAAAGAGCCCCCGTGGCGGGTAGTGCTACCGCTGATGTTTCAGAGACTGGTGATAGTTGAGGTACGGCCATTCATGTAAACTCCTATACCTTAAATAGTTCTCTGTATAACAAAAGGTCTCCAGTAACAGGGACCTTTTGTTATTTTGGCATTTTTCAAGTTGCCGGACTGTCTTCTTTGTCTAATATTGACTGGTAGTCGTATTCAAGATCATCCAAGCTTAATGTGTTGCCCTCTTCAATTCCGAGAAGCTTATTTCTCAATTTACTAAAC